CTCTGTTGCATAGCAATAGGCAAGGGTCACATCCTTGCCGATAAATTTAATAGTTTCTTTTTTCATAGTTCCTTGTTTATTAAAAAAACGAGCCCTACCTCCTGACAGAAAAAGCATATCAGTGAGGCGGGGCACCGTTAAGTTGTTAGTCACCTACAACATTACTATCTTCGCCTGGTACGATTGGACCATAGCCGTTGATAGTGTAGCTGTATGTCGCATTCTGCTTGTTCTGCGCATCAATCTTGAGGTTTGTCAACTTACCCTGACCGTGGGCGATTTCCTCTACCACGGTTCGGTTGTTGGTTCCCTCCATGACACAAATGCGCCAGTAGAGCAGCTGATCCTTCACCCACGTCTCGAAGTCATTCAATCCGAGTCCACCAGTCAGCAGCGTGTCGTTAGGTGTGAGCACCAATCCGCCACCTGTGATGTCGTAACTCTGTCCTGTGACCTCATACTCCAAGGCATCACCAGTAGTGTCCTTAGTTGAGCTGTCTTCCGTCTGCGCAGATCCATGAAGGGCGAGCTGCTTGGCTGCGGCCACAACGGTCGAAGGATTGGCGGCGGTAGAGAGCAAAAGTCTGATATATTGTCCTTTTTGCATAGCTTACGAAAGGGCTCCTGTTCCCTGGAATTGAAGTGAGAGAGCGACCGTCTCACGGTCGTTGAAGTTCATGGTGAAGTCGTTCAATAGAGCGTTGCCGCTACGTTTGAAGTTAGCATTCTGCGCGACGCGGTTCTGTGCGCCGGCAGTCTGGTCCCAACCTACGGGCACGGCCTGAGCTGCTATGAATGTCGAGATGATAGAGCGCAGAGCGGCTGTGTCGCTCTGGTATGTGTCAACCTGTGCCGACCACTGCGTGCTGACGATGGTCTCCTGTGTGAACAATCCCTCGGTGTCCTTCGTTGAAGTATCTTCCGTATTGCCTTGGAGCGTTATCGAGGCGTTGGTGGCTTCAGGTATCGCGGCTGCATTTTGAAGCAGTCGAAAGTTCTGGCCTTTAACTTTGCTCATTGTCGTCTATTGTAGTGTCACACTGATACTGTAGCTGTTGCCAGTAGCAAGGCTTCAGCGAGTCGTACTGCACGGGTTGTGCCGTCAACGTCATGTCCTCGGGGATGAGCTGGTAATCCTCGTCGCTGTCGTCGCCCTGATGTTCGCGGAAATATTCGCGCAGGGTCTTGCGGACGGATCGTGCCAACTCGCCCAACTGAGGGCGCGTCTTGGCGGCAATCTCGATGCCTATCTGCACTTGGTCGGTGTCTGCCTCGTAGTCGTCGTCTTTTGTCGCATCCTGATTGTTCAGTCCGTCGAAGGAAACGATGATATAGGGCACTTCGGCGTTGTCGGCATCCTCGTCGGGCAGTGCGATAGCGGTGTTATACACATCGCCGGCTGGCAGTGCTGCGATGAGGTCTGCGTTCGAGCGCAAAGCCTTAACAAATATGGCATCGGTGATGAGACTCATTGTATTTTGTGTGACTGGTTTAACGTTGGTTTCGGTTCGTTCTTGAAAGAAGAGCCAGCGACGGCACTTACCTGTTGCTGCTGCATCGGCGGTCGCCGCTGGCTACCGAACTATCAAAGAAACTATGAACCTTGATTCACTGAGAGAGGTTTAGCCACCGATCTCGTTAGTAGATGCAGGCTCGATGAGCTTGAAGATCTTGAATGCGTCGGCGAGTGCCAGGTTGGTGAGCGACCACTTGGTGTGGAGCACGAACTTGGTCTCGTTAGACGATGCGAGAGTCAGAGGATCGATAGTGAAACGAACCTCACCATGCTGGTTGGCAGCGAGGTAGTTCCAGCAACCCATCTCGAGGCGGTACTCGCCAGTCTCCTGAGTGCCATCAGCCTTGGTGTTGATGTACTCGGTAACGTAAACGGGGTCGCCGTCGATCTTGCCGTTCTCCATGATGAATCCACCCTGGCCGTTGGCCTTTGGTGTAGTCTCGAGGAGAGCGCGGGTCTTGTTGTCGCAGACGTAAGCGAAACCGCTCATGTCAACGCCAGTGGCTGCGATGAGTGCCTTCTTCTCCTTGATGTTCTTGTAAGAAACAACGAGCTCGGCAGGAGTGGCATTCTTGAATGGGCCAGCCAAGCCGCTCCAGTTGGCAGGGCTGAAGGTCTTCTTGTTCAGGTAACGCATAACAGCGAGACCCATCTGAGTCTGAACGAACGATGCCAGGTCGAAGGTGGCCTCGTCGATGGCCTCATTGGTCACCTTGATGGTGATACCAGAGCCGTAAGGAACGGCGGTCTTGTTGTCGAAGTTGATGTCCTTGTCGTTCAGGGCAGC